ACTCTGTTAATTGCAGATGTTCGAGTTTCTACCTACTACACACAAACCGCATAAGGAGAAATCATGGCAACCACAGTAATAACCGGTCGCGATATTTCGTTGTCTTTCACAGGTGGAACAGACATCGAAGCACAAGCGACTAGCGCAGTATTAACAAAAATGAATGAGCGTCAAGAATACGAAACCCTTGATGGCACAGCTTACAAAACTGTAAGAACCACAGGAACATTTGCTTTATCTATGTTAGCCGATTGGGGCAAGACAAGTTCTGTTTGTGAGGCTCTATGGGCAGCAGCAGAAAGCGCACCTGATACAGATATTTCAATCACACTTACAACTGCAACTGGAGCGCAATTTGTGTTCCCAATTAAGCCTGAATTTCCATCAGCTGGTGGATCAGGGATTGATGCCCAAACTGTTGATTTCAGTTTTACAGTTACAGGCGGAACAGTTGTAGAAACATTTAGTTAAAAAATAGAAACGGGAGCAAAATGAAACTACAAATAAATATCGAATATAACTCAGGCGAGCAAGCAACATATACAGCCCAACCGCCTGAGTTTGCAAAATGGGAAAAGGCTACTTCAAACATCATAAGCCAAGCATCCGAAAAGATCGGAATGTGGGATCTGATGTTTTTGGCATACAACGCTCATAAGCGGGAAGCTGTTGGAAAACCAGTTAAACCTTTTGAAGTATGGATGGAAACGATCGCAGACATTCAAGTCGGTGATGCAAACCCAAAAGCCATCCAGTCGGAAGCCTAAGCAGATTATTGGTTCAGTTGGCAATTGCCACACAAATACCAATGAGCGAATGGGTTGATGGCGAGGACATTTTAACGGCATTAGAGATATTGGAGGAACGGCATGGCAACTAGCACCGAACCTTTAATAGTTTATGATAAAAAAGAACTAATGCAATTTGCCAAAGTCATGAGAACGATGAGCGATATTGCCGTTGAGGAAACCAAGCGCAGAGTTGGCGAACTGGCTCAAAGAGAATTAAATGAAATAAGACAAATAGCATCATCGCGTGGCAAAGTTGCAAACCGAGTTGCGCAAGGTGGCAAAGTTAAGAAGTCGTCATTACTTGGTGAGATATCTTTTGGGTTTGCATCCCAGAAATTCTCAGGCGGAGCAACAACTCAATTCAATACTCGTAACGATCCTAAAGGAAGCCGAACAGGTATTGGTGCAGCATCAGAATTTGGATCAGGAAAATATCCACAATTTCCTAGATGGTCAGGGCCAATGCCAAAAGGACCGGGTTCAAGAGGTTGGTTTATTTATCCAACAATCAGACACTTACAACCAACAATTATTAAAGAGTTTGAAGATATAATTTTGGCAATTAGAAAAGAGTTCAACGATGGCCAGTAGAACCTTAACGCTCGCTTTAGCAGCTGATATTGATAATCTTAAAAAAGGTTTAGATGATGCTGAAAAGGTAGTTAATAAATCAGCGGATAATATAGCTGACTTTGGCAAGAAAGCAGCCGTTGCATTTGCGGTCGCTGGAGCAGCCGTTACAGCATTTGCGGTATCTGCCGTTAAAGCTGCTGCTGAGGATGAAAAGGGTCGTAAGTCTTTAGAACAAACCATCAAGTCAAATACACAGGCTACTGATGAGCAAATCAGATCCATTGATAATTATATTTCAAAGCAATCAATTGCTACCGCTACAACCGATAATGTTTTAAGACCAGCCTTTGCTCGACTTATTAGATCAACTAATGATGTTGCAAAAGCGCAGGATTTGCTTTCATTAGCCCAAGAAATTGCAACCGCTACTGGCAAGCCACTTGAAGTTGTAACAAATGCTTTAGGAAAAAGTTTCGATGGGCAGAATGCTGCTCTTGGTAAATTAGGTTTAGGTATTGATGCTACTACCCTTAAAACTAAATCTCATGAGGAAATCATGCAGATCCTTAAGGGAACATATAAAGGATTTATTGATAATGAAGCAACTAATGCTGAGTTCAAGTTTAAGCAATTAACTATTGCCCTTGATGAAACTAAAGAAAAGATTGGAACTGCTTTGCTGCCTATCGTTAAAGAATTGGCAGATTTCATGTTGGCTACTGTCGTTCCAAATATCGAAGCCTTTGCTGCTGGATTAACTGGTGAAAGCGGAGTTGTTGCTGGAATTACTGATGCAACGCAAGGTGCTTATGAATTTGGTCAGCAATTAATTTCAGTTATTAAATTTGTTATCAGCATAAAAGATGAACTGCTCATATTGGGTGGAATTATTGCAACAGTATTCGTGGCGAATAAAGTGATTGCATTTGTTGGCGCTATTCAAACATTAATTACTGCGATGGTTGCACTTAGAAATGCGGCGGCTGCTGCTGGTGTTGCTACCGCATTTGCAACTGGTGGAACATCTGTCGCTCTTGCAGGTGCTGCTCTTGCTGGCGCAGCTGCTACTTATGGATTAACTCAAATTGCTCCATCAGGTTCAACATCAGTTGGTTCATATCCAAAATCTAGCAATGGATCAAACTTTACTTATGGTGCAGGAAATCCAAGCGTCAATAACATAACAATCAATGCCTTGGATAGTGAGAGCGCAGCTAGAGCCGTTGCTAAGGTGCTTAATGAAAGTGCAGCTAGATCCGTTCCATCATTGAGTGGCACAAGCGTCAAAGGTAACTAATGACTGTCTTTACGCCTGAATGGAAATTGACTGTTGCTGGAACTAATTATACAAATATAGCAATAAGCGATATTCAACATCAGGCTGGTCGGACTGATATTTACAGCCAACCATCCCCATCTTATATGCAGATCACTCTGGTCGCCTTATCAGGTCAAACCTTGCCATTTGCCATTAACGATAGTTTTGCTTTACAGGTCAAAAATAGTGCAGGAACTTATGTCAATATCTTTGGTGGAGATATTACTGACATAACTGTTGAGGTTGGTGCATTTGGAAATGTTGCCGATGTTATCAACTACACAATTTTGGCGATGGGATCTTTGGTTAAGTTGGCAAGAGAATTATATTCTGATGCAGTTTCCCAAGATGAAGATGGCAATCAAATATACGGAATTCTTTCTAGCGTATTGCTGGCATCTTGGAATGATGTTCCAGCAGCATCAACTTGGGCAACATATTCTGCAACTGAAACTTGGGCTACTGCTGGAAATCAAGGACTTGGCGAAATTGATCAGCCCGGACTTTACACAATGCAAAATCGAAGTGGAACGGAAGCCCCAGACACTATTTACAACATTGCAAGCCTTATAGCCAATTCAGCCTTTGGATATTTGTATGAGGACAATGCAGGCAATATCGGTTATGCAGACGCAGATCATCGCCAAACTTATCTGTTAGCCAATGGTTATGTTGATCTTGATGCAAACCATGCTTTAGGATCAGGCTTATCAACCATCACTAGATCAGGTGATATTAGAAATGACATCATCATCAATTACGGCTCAAATTTTGGTTTAGAAAAGACTGCATCATCAGCTTCTTCAATTGCGCTTTATGGCTACAAAGGTGAAAGCATTCAATCAACCATTCATTCAGCTGTGGATGCTCAAGCTGTGGCAGATCGATATATTGCTCAGAGAGCCTTTCCTTTACCAGTATTCCAAAGCATCACTTTCCCACTGACAAATCCTGAGATTGATAACTCAGATCGAGATAACCTTTTAGGTGTTTTTATGGGTCAGCCATTGAACATACAAAATCTACCTGCACAAATTTCGGGTGGCGAGTTTGAAGGCTATGTTGAAGGCTGGCGTTGGAGCACTCGATTTAATGAACTATTTTTAACAATAAATCTTTCACCAGTTGCGTTCAGCCAAGTCGCTATGCGATGGAATACTGTGCCTATTGGTGAGGCTTGGAACACAATCAGCACAACTTTGACATGGGAATACGCTACAATCGTAGCCTGAGATAAAGGATAATATGGCAACCACTACTAACTATGGCTGGACAACACCGGATGACACCGCGCTGGTTAAAGATGGCGCGTCTGCTATTCGCACACTAGGATCATCTGTTGATACATCTGTCAAAGCATTAAATCCCGGAACTACTGCTGGAGATTTAGATTATTACACAGCAGCCACAACTAAGGCTCGTATTGCCAAAGGAACTGCTGGCCAAGTATTCACAATGAACTCTGGCGCAACTGCTCCTGAATGGCAAACAATTTCTGCTGGTGGAATGACTTTGTTATCTACAACTGCACTTTCATCAACCGCAACAACTGTTTCTGGAATTAGCGGTTCATATAAAGATTTATTGGTTGTAGTTCAAGGGGCAGTTTGGGGAACAAGCGATCAAGCATTAACCTTTCGACCAAATTCATCAACAACTGCAATTTATGGATTTCTTAATCGAAATGAAAACGCAAGTCCAACTTTAACAGGTTTCGAAGATACATTTTTTACAACAAGTTCAACTTTAACTAGAACTGGCGGATCTAATGTTTTAGTATTTAGAATTACAGATTATGCAAATGCTACTTATTACAAAGGTTATGAAGCATTTGGAGGTGGTTTAAGATCCGCTGGAACAGTTGGTTTTCACTCTAGTGGTGTTATCAAATTGACCGCAGCAATCAGTTCATTTGCTGTTCAAACTGCGTCAAGTGCAACTTTTAGCGGCGGTCAAATTCTAACTTATGGAGTCAAATAATGAGCAAAACAACAAGACCTCTAGTTCGTATTCACAATATTGAGATTGATGAAATTATCGATCGAGAAATGAATGATGATGAATTTGCTCAATATCAAGCAGATCAAGCAGCACAAGCAATTGCCGAAGCCGAAGCATTAGCAAAAGAAACTGCTAAATCAGCAATCCTTGATCGCATTGGTTTAACTGCTGATGAACTTAAAACGATTCTTGGCTAATGAAGGCTTGGTTATCTAAAGCTGCTGTCCAGTTAAGAGAGCAAACTGATGACTGCTTCCCTGACAGGGATCGTAAAAGTGATGGATGGATTGCTTCTGTATCACACTTATCAAGAGCCCCAAAGTCGGATCACAACCCTGATGAAAAAACAGGATGTGTCAGAGGATTGGATCTTTCTGCTGGGCTTTCTGACGATAAACGGATTTCAGCATATTTGGCAGATCAAATTAGATTATATGGGAAATCTCAAGGCCGTATCAGTTATGTAATCTTTGAGGAGAAAATTGCTTCTCCGTTGTTAGGTTGGAAATGGCGTAAATACAAAGGCATCAATAAACACAATCATCATATTCATATCAGCTTCAAAAAAGATCAAGATAACAATTCAGAGTTCTTTGACATCCCACTACTAGGAGGCAAGTAATGAAACTAACCAAGAAACACAAGGCAGCAATCAAGTCATATCTAAGAGCTGTTGCAGCTTCTGGAATAACTGTGGCTTTAGCCATTGTGGGAGATATTAAGCCTGAATACGCAATTCTGCTTGGTTCTTTAATTGCCCCACTAATCAAAGCCATTGATCCTACTTCTGCAAAAGAGGTTGATTATGGTATTGATGGCAAATGACAGCCAACGATTGGGTCGCTATCGCCGTTGGCGTATGCGCCGTATTAACAAGTTTGTTAGTGGGTCTGCGCTGGGTTATTAAATCCTACCTAGCCGAACTTAAGCCCAATGGAGGCTCATCGATCAAGGATACCATTTCAAGATTGGAACTACAAAGTTCTCGACTTGAACAGCGTGTCGATGATCTGTTCGTTCTAATCAGTAAGCAATAATTTTCTCATGGCGAACACACGAAAATCATCTAAACGAAAAAAGATCAATCGTCGTATCGTTCGCCGTTCTCCTGATCCATTAACTAAATTGGATCAATGGTATATCTGCAAGCATGAAATGTTTAGAGCTGCACGCAAGGCTGGATTTTCAGAATCCGTTGCGCTCTATCTAATGGATAGTCCTGAATCAATGCCTGACTGGATTGTGGGCGACAAGGGAATTATCCCAGTTATTCCAACTCCCGATGAGGATGAAGATTAAGCGGATAGCGTTTGTAAGTGATCTCCAAGTGCCATTCTTTAATGAGAAGGCAACAAAATCATTAGGTAAATTTCTTGCCAAATGGAAACCCCATCGGACAATCTGCATTGGTGATGAAATCGATCTGCCTCAGCTTGGCGGTTTTAATGCTGGAACCATTGATGAGATGGTCGGCAACATCCATGATGATCGAGTGCTAACTCAAGAGGTTTTAACTTATCTTGGCGTAACGGATGTATTAGGCAGTAATCATGGAATTAGGCTTTATAGATCAATTAAGAAACGCTTACCTAGCTTCTTAAATTTACCTGAGATGCAATATGAAAAGTTTTTAGGTTATGACAAACTAGGCATTAAGTTCCATCCTTATGGCTTGGACTGGGCGCATGGTTGGACTGCCGTTCATGGTGATGCTTTTCCGCTTAGCCAAGTGCCGGGTCAAACAGCCTTAAATGGGGCTAGGAGGCTTGGAAAGAGTGTAGTGTGTGGTCACACCCATAGATTAGGGCAATCAGCCTTTACAGAGGCTTCTAGAGGCCAATTAGGGCGAACTGTGTGGGGTGTTGAGGTTGGCAATTTAGTAGATTTGAGCAGTTCGGGCATGGCATATACAAGAGGTTACGCAAACTGGCAAACAGGCTTCGCTGTGGCTTATGTTCAGGATCGTAAAGTGCAGGTTATTACAGTTCCAATTAATGCAGATGGCAGTTTTATATTTGAAGGTAAGGTTTATGGGGCTTGAAAGCGACTATCTCGAACGCACGATTGATACTCATATCGATGAATTTGAGGATCTTGGCGTTATCTAATCGTTATAGAACACGCCGCAAGCGCAGTAGATAAAACACTTGATTTAGGTCAAACTTTATGTATCCACAAGATATGTGGGGATATGTAAGGGAGCGACATGAAACTAGATCTAGGCAGTAGAGATACAGCTTTAGAATACGCGGAGCGAGGATGGGCAGTTTTGCCATTATTGCCACGCAAGAAAGATCCGCACTTTGACTTGGCTCAAAG